ACCTCTCACCACCATACTTAACATCCATATCAGTCAAGTAACAGGTTGAAATCTTATTGAGGTAAGTATTTTCTTTAGCTTCATCAGCGCTACTCCGATAAAAATATTTTATATCCATAGTAGTTGGAATTGTTAGGGTTCTACCCTCTCCACCAGTTCCAGCTGCGTTTAGCCCTAGAGCAAGTGCCCCAGCGCCCTCTGCGACATTTCCAGTACCAAAAGATGAAGCATATGATGGGAGCATAGCAATCTTAAAAGCCTTAACTATTTCGTGAACCTGATTAGCTTCTTGTTCTGACTTTGGAAGGAATGCAAAAGAAAAAGTAAATTGTCTTCTCTCAATTCCTTTAAACATTAATTCCATTTTCTCAGTAACAATTTTTCCCGAATTGAGTTGAAACAATTCTTTAGCGCCGGGCCCAATTGTATCAATTATTCCGCCAGCTACAGTGCCTACAGCTCGACCAGCAACAGCACCAGCTACCTTACCCATTGAGTCTATCAGACTTCCTCCAGATGCAACCGAACCAATTGCATTTGCACCAGCTTCTGCCACGGCTCCAATTTCTTTATTTTCATAATTTGATTTATAAGTTGTTCCTACTTGTGGAGGCATATACAATGCAATTTGTGTCTCAACTGTTTTGGTTGATCCTCTAAGAGCAAAACTGCGTCTTTTAAATCCTGATCCCTCTTCAACTTTGCCCAATTTACCAGAAGTTAATTTGTGTATTTGAAACAATACAAAATGACCTTGTTCAAGACTGCCGGCCTCATGAGGATAAGACAATAACTTTGTAGACCCTAACTTTCGTTCAGAATCACCTTTTCGAACAGCTCCTCCATTAGGATTTGATTTAGCATCATCGAATTTCTTCGCCGCTGGAGTGCCCACAAAGTTAGTTCTAGCCATATTTAGCTCCCATAAATAGTCTTGCAAAGTCTTACAAAGGTATTTATAAGTTATGGCGTACAAAGGTAAATATACACCAAAGAATCCTGCAAAATATAGAGGTAATCCAAGTAGTATTATATATCGTTCTTTGTGGGAAAGAAAGTTTATGGTATATTGTGATGATAGCAAATCCATAATCGAATGGGGTAGTGAAGAAATTATTATCCCCTATGTTTCGCCATGGGACGGGAAGGTGCATCGTTATTTCCCAGATTTCTATATCAAGGTTAAACAGAACCATGGCAATATTAAGAAATATATTATAGAAGTTAAGCCCAAGAAACAGTGTAGGCCGCCTGACAGTAAGCCCGCAAGAAAAACTAGGAGATGGTTCTCTGAGGTTAAAACATGGGGAGTCAACGAAGCTAAATGGAAATCTGCAAACTCTTGGTGTTTCGATAATGGAATGGAATTTAAGATATTGACAGAAGATGATTTAGGCATTCGTTACAAATAATTTACAAATCCAATACTAATAATGGAGATGTTGATCTTGATTGACAAATTGTTAATTGTGTATCGTGATCTATATCCATGTCACTTAATAAGTCACGATGGTCTACTGTTCCTTCTAAGTAAGTAACGAGACATTTACTACACATCCCCACTTTACACGAAGAAGGATGACCTATCTTATTTTCATATAGTACATCTAATATGCTTTTATCTTTGGGTACGAGAAACGTATCTCCTGTACTTGCTATTTTTATATTAAATTCTATGTCTTGCATACCTCTATTTATTAGACAAATCTAATTTTTAGCCATTCAATGTTTTTATCAATCACATTCTAATAATGAATACCCAAATTGATTTGGGAATTCGTTATAAATAAAGGTATGGCAAATAGCGATTATATACAAGGCGTAATAGACGCCGCAAAAGGTAAACCTTATTCAACTGATTGGTATCGGGATAAGATTGAAGAATTTGGTAAGCCAGGAAAATTAGACCTAATTAGAGATGGTAAGCAGAATGGTAACCCATTTGCTGGAACATTGAATATGTTTGTTTATGGCCCAAAACACAAAAAGAAATTACCATATTACGATACTTTTCCTTTGGTTTTACCAATAGAAAAATATAATGATGGATTTCTAGGGATAAACTTTCACTACTTACCTATCCCACTAAGAATGAAGTTGTTAGATAAAATGCTTGACGCTGATCTAACAACTAGCTATAGTGCAATCAAGGGTATTCGTTTAGTAAAACCAACCCTTCATAGATATTTAGCAGGATATACTAAATCTCAGTTTCGTAAGATTGAGGAAGATGAACTTGTTATTGCAACGCTTCTTCCTGTTCATAGTTTTAAGAAATCTACAGCTAAAGCTGTTTGGTCAGATTCAAGGAAAATGATATAATGGCTGGTAACGAAAGCACAAGACAGACTAATATCGATACTATTTTTGGGCAAGTTGACCCTGTAGCTGTTAGAGTCCCTGCTGTTGAACAGGGGTTTGACGAAGAGGGCAAAAAGACACCGGCGAGAGGTGCTTTTAATGCTATTGATGCATTACGAAGCGAACTTGGTCAATTTGGAATAGCACATAAAAATAGATTTCAATTAAATATAAATCCACCTAGAAACATAACGCCGGGCGGATCAAGTACATTAAGAAGATTAATGATTCGTTGTAATGCTGTTACCTTGCCAGGAAGTCTTCTAGAGACACAATCAGATGCTAACATATACGGGCCTAATAGAGATGTTGTGAGTGGAATTTCATATGCAGATGATGTTACAGTAAGATTTAGTCTAGATGATAAATTTGATGTAAGGAAATACTTTACTGATTGGCAAAAGTTAACTTATGATGAAGATGATTGGAATATAAAATACTATAACGACTACAACGGTCAGCTTGATATATTTGTACTAAATAGAAATCATAAACCAACAGCAGCGTATAGGATATGGGAAGCATATCCAAAAACTGTTGGACCAGTTGAATTTGATATGACATCATCTGATGCTATTCAAGATTTTTCTGTTAACTTTGCATTTAGATTTTGGACTGATATTGGCGAACATGGGAGCAAAGCACCAAGACAAGAAACTAGTAGAGAAGCCTCTGAAGTCGAGCGGCTTGCCGAGTAACATAATCACGAAGATTAACTGAATTGAAATAGGAGATATAAAATGGCTTTGCCAAAACTTGAAACACCAACTTATAAAATGAAAGTTCCCTCTACTCAAGAGGAAATAAAATTCCGACCTTTTTTGGTCAAAGAAGAGAAAATTCTACTTCTAGCTCAGCAAGAAGAAGATGAAAGTGCAACACATCAAGGGGTTCTTGATCTAGTAAATGCTTGTACCTTTGGAAGTCTTGGTAATAAGAATGATCCAATGTTTGATATTGAATTTGCCTTTCTAAAAATCAGGCAAAAATCAATTTCAGAAACAGTTGAAGTAAAAATGTTATGTCCAGATGATGGAGTAACGTATGTTGATGTGAGTGTCGATCTTGAAGATGTTGCAGTAACTATGGATGATAAACATAGCAAAACTTGCAAGCTAGGTAAAGATGCTAACGGTAATGAAGTTTCTATGGAATTAGATTATCCAAATGTTAGTGCAACGTTAGAAGCTGCTGGTAAAAACTCTGTAGATAGTATTTTTATTATCATTAAGAATTGCATATCTTCAATTCAATTTGGGGATGATATCTACAATAAAGTTGACATTACTACAGCAGAAATTGAAGAATTTATAGATAGTTTAACACAAGATCAATTTGCAAATCTACAGGATTTCTTTGAAACAATGCCAAAACTTACTCATGATGTAGAAGTTACAAATCCTAAAACAGGAGTAACATCAACAATTCATATGGAGGGGCTGAACGATTTTTTAAGCTAACTCTTTCTCACAATACTTTATCGTCATACTTTAAGATTAATTTTGGATTGATACAACACCACAAATATAGTCTTACAGAAATAGAAAGTATGATACCTTGGGAAAGAGATATATATGTTGGATTATTAATGCAGTGGTTAGAGGATGAAAAGGAGCGACAGAAATCGCAAGATAGACAATAGGAGACTATAATGGCTCAAAAAAAATTACAAGAAGAGAGTCAATATAATGAGTACGATTTAGATGGAGATGGTATAGTGAGTGATGACGAATTAGAGATAGTTCAGAAAATACACGAAGCAGAAAATGCTGATCAGAAAGCTGACGCTCAACGGCGTATGGCTTGGATATCTATGGTAGCGATGATTCTATTTACTGTTGTCGTTATGATTCCCGGCTTTATTCCCGAAACTAGATTGAAACTCCTAGGCGACCTATCTGCTCTGTTCTACATTGGCATGGCCGGTGTTGTGGGCGCATACATGGGTATGACCGCTTATATGAGTAGGAAATAAACTATGGCATTATCACCAGAAGAACTAAAATCAATTAAAGAACAAAGAGAAGCAACAAGAGAGTTCGCAGCTGCTGCAAAATCATTGCAAAAAGTTGCTCAAATGTCTCAGGAAAATTCTTTGCGTGAGACACTTGGATTAACCAAAGAATCAGCTATTGCTTCTATTCAAGATAAACTTTTAGGTAATGGTATAAAGAGAGATATATTCAATTTTTTACAAGATAAGAGGAAAGCAAAAGCTCTTAAAAAATCAGCTACGGCCGATGGCAGAATTTCAGAACAAGAATATAATAATGCAATAAAAAGAAAACAGCAACTTGAAAAAGAGCAAGCAACGGCAGCTGCTGAGAAAAAAACATCTGATGCAAGACATGCAGCCCTACGAGCAACACTTGGAGATGAAGAAGCAAATATACTTATTGAACAAGAACTACTACGTGATAAGGATAAAATAATATCAAGAGATATGGTTCTTGCTGAACAAGAAAATGAAGCACAGAGTTTAGAGGCGGACACAAGGTTAAAGGACGCTGCCGCCGCTAAAGAAAAAGCAGATTTTGAAGCAAAACAAATCGCAACTCTATCTGAAGCAGCAAATAGTATAACTGAATCTTTCTCTCTTTTGATTGAGGGGATAGAAGAGATCGTCACCCGCCCTATGGCGGCTGCTTCTTCTGATGGTGACTTGGTTGCTGGTCTTGAACTCGTTGCTGAACAATTAGAGAACTCTGGAAGTCTTGGAGGAGGAGGTGCAGTCAGCGCAGCCGGCGGTGGTGAAACCGCTGCAGAACGAGATGCAGCTGCTGCAGAACAAGAAAACTGGAAAAGCAAACAACTTGATTTGTTAAGTCAGATTGCAATGAGTGTAACTAAAACCGGCGGTGGTGGTAGTGGCGATGGTGGTAGCGG